TATATTGGTGCACAAGCTGTTGTTACAGGTGTTGTTGCTTTATTCACCAAATTACGTGAAGGGGTTGGGGATATCGTTAAGTTTGAATATGCCAATAGCCGTCTTGCAGCTATATTAGGTACTACTTCAAATAAAATAAAAGAATTAACTTCTGATGCTCAACGTTTGGGAGCTACTACTAAATATACTGCTTCGGAAGCTACTGAATTACAAATAGAGTTAGCAAAATTAGGATTTACAAGAAAAGAAATTTTAGAATCAACAGAAGCTGTACTCAAATTTGCTCAAGCGACTGGTGCTGAATTATCAGATGCTGCAGCTTTATCAGGTGCAGCTTTGAGAATGTTTAATGCAGATACTAAAGAAACTGAACGCTATGTTTCTGCTATGGCAGTTGCAACCTCGAAAAGTGCTTTATCTTTTTCATATCTTGCTACTGCATTACCTATCGTAGGCCCGGTTGCTAAGGCTTTCAATTTTACCATAGAAGATACTTTGGCATTAGTCGGAAAGCTTGCAGATTCTGGCTTTGATGCTTCTATGTCTGCTACCGCTACACGTAATATTCTATTAAATTTAGCTGATACTAATGGTGTACTTGCAAAATCACTGGGAGGTCCTGTAAAGACATTGCCTGAATTGGTTATTGGTTTACAGAAGTTGAAAGAGCAGGGAGTAGATTTGAATACTACTCTTGAAATGACGGATAAACGGAGTGTAGCAGCTTTCAACGCTTTCCTTACTGCCGCTGATAAGATTGTTCCGTTACGTGATCAAATAACTGGTGTAGATGGAGAGCTTGCAAATATGGCACACACAATGGGAGATAATGTTCAGGGAGCTTTGGCTAATCTTTCGTCTGCATGGGAAGCATTCATGCTCTCATTTTCTGAATCAACAGGTCCTGCAAAAGAGTTTCTTAATTGGATGGCTGATAAGATTAGAAGCATAGCTAATGATTTAAAATCTCCCGAAGATAAAATAACTCAAATAGAAACAAACTTTAGAGGACTTGCACAAAAGGATGCAAATAATAAAATATTGGAAGCTGAAAAAGAGTTTCAAAGTGAGTATAAGAGACTTCTTGATGCAGGTGATTCAGAGGAAGAAGCATATACCAAGGCTGTTATTCAAATGAAGAATAAACGAATTGAAGTGACAGCTCAAGAACGTAAGGCTTTAGAAAGAATGAAAACTGGTGCCCTGTACTCTACATCAGAATTTGAAAATATGTCATGGTTTAAAAATGCAGGTGCTAAGATGTTTGGAGTATATACAAAAGAAGCTCAAAAAGCTGATAGGGCGCAATTAGAGTTTTCTAAAAATTTCTTTAGGATATATTCGAGTGATGAATTTAATGCTGGACTTGATAAAATTGCGGAAAAATTTAATCCAAAGAATGAAAATGCAGAAAGTACTTTCAAGAAACCTCTTACTGATAAGGAAAAACGAGAATTAGAGAAAGCTGCACAGGAGAAATTGAAAATCCAGCAGGCTTATCAAGAATCAGAACTTTCCCTTATGGATGAGGGATTAGAGAAAGAACTTGCCCGTATTGGTATTGAGTATTCTAAGAAGATAGCTGCTGTTAAAGGATATAGTAGGGAAGAGATTGCAACTCGGAAGAATCTTGCTAAAGAGATGCAGCGTGCTCTTGATGAATATTCCATCAAGTATAATTCAGATCGTGAAAAGAAGGATATTGAAAATGCCCTTACTGTTGTTAGAAAAGGTTCTAAAGAGGAATTGGATTTAAAACTTCAACAGTTGGAACTTCAACGTGAGAGTGAAATTGATGTAGCAGAGAAAACTGGTGAAGATGTGTTCCTCATTGCTGAAAAGTATGCAAAGAAGAAAAAGGAATTGTATGAGAAGTATGCTTCCGATCAAATTTCATTGATCGCTGAAAATGCAGCTCATGAGCAAAAGATTCGTGATGAAGAGCACATCATGGATATGCTTGCGCTGAAAAAGAAATTAGCTTCTAAACAAATTACACAGCAGGAATATGCAGCAGAGGAATACCGGTTACGGCTTGATTATGCTCGAAAGACTACCGAAGCCGCTATTGATGCCTTAGAATTGGAGCTTCAAGCAGATAACCTTAGTGCAGATGATAGGGCTAAGATTGCCGAACAGTTGCAAAAACTAAAGGCTGATCTTGCCGAAGAGGAAGCCGAAGCAGAGATTGCCGCTATCAATAGCGTTACCAAAGCAGATGAAAGGGCGCAGAAAGAACGTCAAAAGAATCTCAAAAAATGGTTGCAGACTGCATCTCAAGCTATTGGTGCAATCGGCAACCTTGTCAGTGCTGTTTATGACGGCCAGATTGACCGAATAGAGGAAGAACAGGATGCAAATGATGAGAAGTATGAGAAAGATGTAGAACGTTATGAGAAGCAGGCTGAACAAGGTGCCATATCGGAAGAGGAAGCCGAAGCCCGCAAACGTTCTGCAAAAGCTGCTACTGAAGCTAAGAATGAGGAACTTGAAAAGAAAAAGCAAGAGATTGCCCATAAACAAGCTGTATGGGAGAAAGCAACGAGTATTGCCCAGGCTGGAATAGCGACTGCACTTGCTATTACTGAAGCATTACCCAATATTCCATTATCAATTTTGATTGGTGCATTGGGGGCCATCCAAGTTGCAACTATTCTTGCAACTCCGATTCCTTCTTATGCTGAAGGAACGAAAGACGGTACTCATCCGGGCGGTAAAGCATTGGTGGGTGATGCTGGTAAACATGAGGTTGTCATGTATGCTGGTAAAGCATGGGTGACACCCGATACTCCTACACTTGTAGATCTTCCTAAAGGTGCACAAGTATTTCCGGACGTAAGTTCTATTGATTTACCTGATTGGGGTGTTCCGGAATGGGATTCTCCCTCTCTTTCTCCCACCTTTGTAGGAGTAGATAGTACTGGACAACCTATAATCTTTAACGATTATAGTGATTTGAGATACGAGATAAAGGGCTTGCGTCATGAATTACATAGTATTGGTAAGCAACAACACAAAGATGCTTGTGCCCGTGATTATAAATATTATATGCTTTCCCGGTTATGATTGAAAGACTGAATCAATTGTCTCTATACGATTTTATAGAACTTTCATGTGGTGATTGCTCTGTGTTGCTTTTACCACATGAGGAAATTAATGAGATGGACTTAAAGAAACGTGCATCCGATTTGATAATAGAATACAAGAAAATAACTAATCCGTCTGGATTGAAATCTGTATTAGTTGATCGTGAGGATATGATAAAAGAGAGATCACGTGTTTTGCTTTTTAAGATTTGTATTTCTCTGATTGCTATTGATGCTTATGAAGATGTTCGGGAAACTTTAGCATTGTTATCATATGATACGAAATCCATGTCTGATGAACAAGTTAAGTCTAAAGTTGAAGAATTGTTGCGATCTGCTTTATTTGAACAAAAGAGAAGCGATGATATGCGCTCTGACGAGAAGAAAGAAAAGGCTACTCCAGAGCAAATACGTTCTTCTTTTGATGCTGAAATAGCTTTTCTTATGACTTTTTTTAAAATGAATATTGATGTCCGTAATATAAATGCTGCTGTTTATGCAAACATCGTCCATCAGGCAGATGTAGAGATAAGCATGAAGAAAAAAAGGACGTAAATGTTATATTTCATGTTGATATAGAATTAATTAAATCTCAATTACAATCGAATTTTTTCGAAGGTCGTTAGTAACTCCTTTTTAGGAATCACAAACGACCTTTTTTATGAATAGAAAGAACAACGCAAACTGCATAAATAAGCGTTTATGCAATGTTTTATTGTCAGAACTTCGTACCTTGGAAACGAAGTGTGATCGGATAACATTTGAAGTATCCGCAGTAAAAGAAATGATTGCCTCGTTACCCCCTGACATAGGCACTATCATTAGTTCTATTGAGCGTTCTGCTAAAGAAATGCACGAACAAAGCATAATGCATCGGGAATATGTGGAAAGGTGCATTAATGGTGAACCTAAGATACACCTAATAAGGAGGGCTGACAATGGACTTTGAAAAGGAAGTATCAGAAATATATCCCTGGATATTACGTGTAGCGAAAAGATTCTGCCGATCTATGCAGGATGCAGAAGATTTAGCCGGTGACACGGTGTACAAAATGCTTATAAATCGTGATAAGTTCGATGTATCAAAACCTTTGAAACCGTGGTGCCTTGCTGTCATGCAGAATACTTATATTACGCAGTACAATAGAAACTCTCTCATACATTTTATTGGATATGATTCAGCAGTTGAAAATGCTTCTTCTGATTATGCTTCTAATTTGGCAATGTTTAATGATGTTTTGTCTGCCATTCGCCGGTGTGCTCAAAAATCATGTTGTATGGATAGCTTAATATATTGTGCCCAGGGATATTCCTATGACGAAATAAGTGAACTGTTGAATGTCCCGACTGGAACAGTCCGAAGCCGCATTTCATTTGGTCGGAAGATGTTATATCAAGAACTTGATTATTAATTCGTTAAAAATGGTTTGAAAAAGGCTGTTGAAGAAAAAAAACATCCATTTTGTTAGGCTATTACCTAACAAATGGCTATATTTGCAATACCAAATAACATAAAAGTCAAACCAAAAAAAGTGAATTATGGAAACAAAGTCTAATTTTAGAGCCAGAGTGATGAAGTATGCTCATCATCTTCTTTCAACAACAAAAAAGAGTTGGAAATATTGTCTGCTAAAAGCGTGGGAGCTTTACAGGCTTGCTAAAAGAATGAGAAGCGGTGAAGTTAAATTCGCCTATGAGAAAGTGAATGGCAGTATTCGCTACGCTATCGGCACTCTTAAAAATGTTCCTGCAGGTGCAACAAACAAGGGTAAACGTATGACAAAGCCTTCTTATAAAACTTTCTCTTACTTCGATGTTGATAAGCAGGAGTTTAGAAGCTTCAAAATTGAGAACCTTGTAACCGTGTATTGATATGACTCCATTAGAATACTACTCAAAGAGAAAAGAGGATAGCAGGCAAGAGCTTGCTACCCTCATAGCACAAGCTAATCAGCTCATAGGTGATACACATAACAGCCTTAACACTCATACTAATCAAGTGAGCAATATGGGGAATATAAAAATGCTTTCTCAACAATTACAGCAGCTAACAAGCCGTATTGAACTTGAGAAGCAAAAGGGAGATATGCTTGAAAGTATCTGCCTGACACTAACCACAGAAGGGTAAGCATATGAAAGCCACTTTGTTGAAAGTTACCGGAGAAACAGTTGAGATTTCTCCGGTGAATGGGAACTGCTTTACCCTAAAAGAAGCGCAGAGTTTTGTAAATGGCTATGTTCAAGTCATTGATATTTGCCCTAATAAAATAATGATAATGAATGAGGAGGGTAAATTCCACTTTGAGTTGAATGTTGAGGCTACCCGGATTGCACTAATGAATAGTGCAATTTTTCCCGATGATTATATAGCCGGTGACGCTATTGTGTGTGATGGCAGTATGTTCTAACCCTTTAATTTCAGAAAATATGAGAACAATTTATAGAGTGGAATCACCAACTGGTGAAGTTCGTGTATTGGAAGTGTCTCGCAATGAGACTGGATATAATGTTTACATTAATGATTCAAACATCTGTGAGAGCATTACTGAAGAGGAACTCACTGAAGCTTTAGAGAATCTTAATTTTTGAAATAAATCAGAGTTTTCCATTTTGGAAATACCTAATAACAGAATAAATGAGTAATAGTATTGCAGCTAATGATATCATTCAAAATATCGACGATTTGTTAGCCGAATATCCAGTTGATGAATGTATTAGCATCTTACAGGAAGTGGTAAAGGAGATGGATGTACGTATTAAGGAATACATAATAAATAAGAAAGTAACAGGAATGTGGCAAAACAGCAGATAAATATGTATTAGGCGTTTCTCCGGCTTTCATTACAAGAAGAAGTTGAGAAACTCGATTTTGATACTTTTTATGTAACAGCCGGAGGAAGGCGAGTTTTGGAGAAAAATTAAAAAACAGTCCAATATACCACTTTATTTTTATTTTGTTCAATAAAATTAAAGTGATATATTTGAACGTTTTCTCTAGTTGGAACTTATTATGTATTGATTAAACATAAATAAAAATGGAAGCTCAAGATTTGATAACTATTATTTTTTCATTTTGCAGAAATAATGCTGGGTGGCTTTTTTCTGGAATAGGCGTAAGTCTTTTGGGATTTATAATAAAGAAAGTATTGTCGAGAAAGAAAAAAACAACAATACATCAGGAAGCTAATTCTAATAAACAATCTAAAATTACACAGGTAGGAGGGCATTATGAAAGACACTAAGCAAAATGCAAATAATAATACAAATACTACTGTTATTCAAGTGAATGGTGATTATTATTCAGGAATTACAGAAAGCCAGGCCAAAGAGATAGCCCTTGCTACTGTTAGAAATGAATTTTCCATATTATATGGGGAAGCCCAAAATATATTTGAAAAGCGTGTTCAAGAAATCGTCGATGAATCATTACTTAGAATACAACATGATAGCCCTGAATCGTTCAAAAGATTTAATGAACCCGCTATCCAATTGATTTTAAATACTGTTTATAAAGAATATGCAAAAAGTGGAGATTCTGATTTAAAGCAAAGATTAATAGATTTGCTTATTGCTAGAATTAAAGTTTCCGAGCATACTTTTACCCAAATTCTTATTGATGATGCTATAAGAATAACTCCTAAAATAAGAATACAACATTTACAATTCCTGACGTCCTTATTTTTTATATATAGTGGTCTGGTAACTTTTACTTGTATAGCAGAATATGACGAATGTATAACTATGTTGGCTAAGAATTATCCACTTTATCCTAAGGAAGCTTCTCTTTTCAATGTAAACGATGTCTATTTTCTTGCACTGTTAAAACATACCGGCTGTATTACGTATGCAGAAAGTTCTTCTTCATTAGTAGAAGAAGAAATATTAATTTGCTTTGGAGGTATTTTTAACAAAGGATTTAAAATATCTGATATAGATTCAGCTTTAAAAAAAGAGTTGGAAGAGCATAATTTAATATGTACCAGTGAAATACAACCTGGTAATGTAAGAATAAATACACGAAATGAATTTATTCTTCGTTTGGATGTTAATAAAATATCGAAAAAATACAGGAAAAATATGTATGATTTATACGTCAACAATTGTAGTACAGTAGAAGATTTAAGAAATTACAATAAATCATTAGATAATAGAGTTCACGCTATGTTTGAATCCGTGAATTTCCTAAATAGAACGGAACATTACAGTTTATCGGAATTTGGTCTTTTCTTGGGACAACAGAATTTTTATAAAATGTTTCCTCGTTATTATACTTCTTTTGATTAGAGTTAAACTATATGCTTAATCAGTCTTTATGTCAAGTTCGCCAGTAACACTCATAATTAATTCAGATATGCGAAAAAGATAGATGTGGATAAAAAGAATGGAGAGCAGGTTTCGAACCTGCATCTCCACATAAAGTGTTGTTTTTTCCACTTAAACTATACTTCCATTCTCTACTCCACTCACATTGAAATAAACCAAGGTTGAGTTTGAGACCTAATTTATCTTTAATTATTGCCGGTCTTTTATTCTGAGAGTTTCTGAAAAAAATTGATATATATTCTGATATAGACCGACAAATTCTTGTCAAAGTCTTTTTCATAATTATATGTTTTTAATTTGCAATAATTAAATGTAGCAAGGATTTGAACCTTAACGTAAATACGTACCATTTAGCCACATGGGGCAAATATAAAAGTATTTAATTAAAAA